TGCAAATTGCAAAGACCCACGGAACATCAGCACCATCAACGGACCCGACAAACGTGACTTCTCACAGTTCGTGTACCCGTTCAGCGACCTGCTTAAACTGGCACCATGGTACGCATTTGGCAAGAGCAACGAGGAAATCTCAGAAAGAGTAGTACACGTGCTGACCAATGCGCCAACCGCGGTGAACACAGATTACAGTCGCTTTGACGGACGCATCTCGAACCTGTTGAGACACCTAGAGACAATCGTCTTCACTCGGGCGTACAAGCGGTGCTACCTTCCGGAGCTTTTAGACCTCCTTCGCTCACAGCAGAACTTGATCGGCAAGGGCCGCCACGGTACGTCTTATGACAGTGGCACATCCCGCGCTTCTGGGTCCCCGGAGACATCCTCCAGCAACACTCTCGACAACGCATTCGTCGCGTACCTAGCCCTTCGCTCGGAACCGCTCCTCGGCAGACAACGTACTGCCATCGAAGCGTGGGACAGCTTGGGGATCTACGGTGGTGACGATGGGATGACAGCTACCCTGTCCATCCCGGCGTATGAGCGTGCGGCACGCCAGCTTGGCCTCAAGCTGGAGTGCGACCAGGTCAATCGTGGAGATTTTGGCATCACTTTCCTGGCCCGTATTTACGGACCAGACGTGTGGTTTGGTGACACAGTTTCGTGCTGTGACATCCCCCGCCAGATCTCCAAGTTTCACACCACCGTGAAACTGTCGTCGGGCATCACGCCAGCGATGAAGCTTCAGGAGAAAGCACGCTCTTTCTACCTGACGGACAAGAACACCCCCGTCATCGGTGAGATCGCGACGAAAGTCGTTGAACTCTTTGGCGAGATCGCTTACGACGAGCGACTTCGCCTAATGACCAGGTGGGGTACTACCGGCACGTCAGCCGGTCAGTACCCGAACGACAAGCGCGACTGGATGCTGGACTATGCACAGACATCCTTGGAGAGGTTCCAATTCGACAACGACCTCTTCACGACCTGGATCCAGTCAGCCACAAAGGAGACAATATTGTCTCCACCGCTGTGCGGCCTCCCCGTTGAGGCCGCAAGCAAGGTGGACGTCAACGTCGACGGTGCTATCACCGCCGGCGCAGGGACGAAACCACCTAAGAAGAAGTCTCGACGGCGTCAGCCCAAAACTGACGCCGTGAAGAAGAAGAAGAGTGCGCGGAAACCGCGCACTCCGAAGACCAACCCTTGAGTTGGGACCCGGGGAAGAGCAAGGCCTGTCACTTGGACAGGCCTGTCATATTTTAGCAACATTTGCTCCTACCCTTACAAATTGACAAAGATGGTTAATCGCACTCGCAAGACACGTGTGGTTACTGCACCTATCGCGCGCGCTAAGGCGCCAGGTAGGTCCAGCAAATACCCCGCCGTGCCATTTACGGGGACGGAACGACTTGTTTCGATCGCACCGACGGCCGAGGACGGCTCCAGCTTCATTCGTACATTCGAA